AACACCTATTGGCGTGAAAGTATTCCAACATAATGGAGTCTCCTATTTGCGCGACAAGAACGGTGCCATATACGACCCTGATTCGCATGAACAGATCGGTAACTGGAATGAAAAGGATCAACGTGTAGACTTCGTTGAGGAGGAGGACGACGAGGATGAAGACGAAGCGTAAATTAGCTAGTTTTGTGAGGAGCAGGAGACGCGAAGCGACGGAGAGAGCGACGAGCATATTCAGGAGGCAGAATGCAGGATGAATATGTAGATAGATAATTTGTAATCATATTAACTAACCTTTTTTAATGCTACTCATATATTAATTCCTCACTCATTTCTCAATTCATCACTCATTTCTTTATAAGGTATTCTCATAGAACTCTATGCCATCCCACTAATTTTTTTATAGAGAACACCTTTTTTATTTCTTGTGTTGAGAGAAAAGGTGGGTGAATGGATGAACAAAGGCTATTGTACCCTACACAGGCAATCGGATTGTTGTGAGGAGCAGGAGTCGCGAAGCGACGGAGAGCGACGAGCATATTCAGGAGGCAGAATGCAGGATGAATATGTGCCAACATTTGTTTGAAGTTGAAGTTGAAGTTGAAGTTGAAGTTGAAGTTGAAGTTGAAGTTGAAGTTGAAGTTGAAGTTGAAGTTGAAGTTGAAGTTGCGGCGGGATTATACACATCCACATTGTCACTCATATATCAATTCGTCACTCATTTCTCGGGTACAGACAATTACACTTAATTTACCCGTATATTACCGATATTAACGGCAGGCGATTAATAATAATAAATTTACGGCTATTTACCGGAAGATGGGGTGCCAGGAGCTCGGTTGCGGAGTGCAGATATAACATATTTATACTTGATCAAGTATGAATATGCGTTTTCGGGGAATCGAACCCCGGGGCTTTGATTGGTAATCAAACATGTTACCACTACATCAAAAACGCGAAAATAAGGAGGGAGCAGTGCGTCTTCGGGGAATCGAACCCCGAGATGGTGATTGGAAGTCGCCTATGTTACCATTACATCAAAGACGCCTAATTTATCTCTCCTCCCCACTAATCTAACTAGATTTTTCTTTAAGTGCTTTTTATGCTTTTTTATAAACCATAAAAAATAAAAAATAATTTTACAAACCAATCAAATCTATCTATCTACTTACCTAATGCTATTTGTTCATACGGCATTCTGCCTCTTGAATATACTCCCGTCGCTCCCTCACTATACTATCATTATTTCTCTCTTCTTATCTTGAATTGCCGATACATATTCATCTAATGATAATCCTAATCTATCTGATTCTTTCACCTCAAATCCTTTCATAGCAAAGCGATATACAAAGACAGGCTTCGTCTGTCCAAACCGATGACACCTTGCGATCGCCTGGTCCTCTACAGCAGGATTCCAATGCGGCGAAGCAAAATACACCTCGCTAAAATGATCCTGCAGATTTAATCCCTCACAACCAGTCTGTATTTGCAAAATCACCACATCATATTTGCCCGATAAACAAATATCTTTACGATCCTTAATCTTTGTTCTACCATCCATGATCCCAACAACCATCCCTTCAGCCCTTAGTCTCTCTGCAATCTTATCCATCTCCAAACGAAATTGACAAAATATCAACTTGCCATTCCCATTCCCCTTACGGTCTAAGATAGTCAATACAACCTCATCCAATTTACTTGATTCATTCAAGGCACCTATATAAATATGATCATCGCCAATAATACCATCCGCCATCAATTTTCTCAACTTGGGACTCAACAATAGCGGCAATGTACAAAGCTGCTTCGCAAAGCAGAACATCATCAAATTGCGCGTACTCTCCCGTTCTTCATTGCTCATACCTTGCGCCACAGCACGAAATTTATCCATAGACACCTCACTGAATGATAACGCTGAATGCACCTCTTCGGCAAATTCCTTCTCTCTTGAATCCTTCCAGGAGACATTTACATATTTGGAAACAACATCAGGAATCAAAATCCCAGCGCTCTTTTTTGTTCGTCTCAAGATCGGCACATCATTTGGATCCTTCACTATATTAGAATAGAGAGAACATATGGAATACATATCTCTCAACCTATTTTGCACAGGTGTTCCAGTAACAAACCAACGCACATCCGCTTGTAAGAGACCCGCTCCAATATGTCTACCAGTCCTAGAATTGCGCAAATGATGCGCCTCGTCAAACACCAAACGATTCCAACGAATCTTGTGCAACGCATTGGGCACTATTAGTTTACGATTTACTGTAATCATTCCATATGTCGTCACGACAATAGGCGCTTTTGCAACCGCGACAATATCTTTTTTCGCACCGTGATAAACTACCGCGCGATGACCAGTAATTTTGTACAACTGCGAAACCCACTGGTCTACCAATGCGACAGGCAGAATAATCAATGTTCGTTGCAGGAAATTCTCTAAAAATGTTCCAATCATAGTTACTGTTTTTCCAAGACCCATCTCATCCGCTACAATACCGCCTCCCAATCCGCTTCTCTCATTCTTTATACACCATTCTACACCCTCGTATTGATACAATTTGTGATCCATCCTTGAAACATCCAACATTTTCTTGAACCGAGACAGCGATGACGACGACGACGACGACGACGACATTTTTTAAAAATTAAATATTAATTGAAAATAAACTATGAATTCATATAGTAATGAAAAAAGAAGATCAATTTTTTTTAGATAAATTACAATTTTTTCTTCTCTCACTGTTACTACTACTAACTACTACCTACAATTTTACCTATTATCCTTTCATGTCTGAAAGGAAATTTTTGACAACCATATTTGGTTGTTTCAGGCACGAATGAGTCAAATATCAGAATCGCTATCACAATCACTGTTGCAATTAACATCACAATCATTATCACAATCACTATCACTATCATCCATGTCCGCCCAAGAAGTCCCGATAGGATATTTTCGCGTAATCGTCACCATTGGCGTAACCAATGCGAATTTTTGCGCTTGGTGTACAGCAAGCGCGCCAGCGGCAGCAGCACTATAAGACATTGTCTGATATTGTGAGGAACCAAGGATACCGGATGAATATGTTTCGTGAGTTGAAACAGAAGTAGCGTTAGCGCACAACGCAGGGAAATCATTATTTTCATCTTCATCCTCGTCATCGCTATCAAACGCCACAGCAAATCGGTTCAGAGATTGTATATTGGTCTTCTTCTCTTCTTCCTGCTTCTTCTCAACCGGTTTTTTATATACATATGGAACAGCCTTGCAGTAAGACGCAGTGTGACCTTTCTTGTTGCATTTTTTGCAACACTGCGCAAGCAACGTTGGACAAGTTACAGTCGCCCCATCCTTGGAACGGACGAAATGATTTGTATAATCTTGTTCCGTCTTACCTGCGTCATGACAAACCTTGCAATAAGGCTTGCGCGCAGCAGAAGAAGTTGTCTGTTTCTTGATGCAGGACATTATAGAATTGAAATCGTTTTGGAGCTGGTTACAGTGTACTCTTTATTAATTCTTGATAATCCATTTCAATTTTTTATACAGTTCGCACGAAATAAAATTGAAATATAAGCAACTTATTACAACCACAATCACAATCACAAATCACAATGACCAGCTCCAACATTCAAACATATACATTCCTGCAATATACGATCATCGCAGGAAAGAATAGACAAGGTAACGATGAAATATTGCGCGAATCAGACCCAGACGATATTTGGTTTCATATATCAAAATCGCCGTCAGGTCACGTGATCTTGAAAAATCCCGAGCAAACCCCCATAAATAAAATACCTAAACAAGTACTGAAACGATGCGCTTGTATTTGCAAAGCAAGCACAAGAACATCTGAAAAAAATTGCGAAATAATTTATACACAACTCAAAAATATAACATTGACCGATATATTGGGACAAGTCACAATTACAAATACAAGTACAAAAACGTTTCGCCTATAACCATAACCATAACCATAACCATAACCATAACCATAACCATAACCATTTCTACTCCTTGTGATTTAGAAAATCGGAAACCAAGCTCTTTAAACTAATAGGCTTAAAGAAGAGTCCCCAATCAGCAGTAGTTAATAAAACACAACCAAATATAAACAAGAAAATACGCTCTTCCTCTCCAATGACAATCATTTTTTTACGCATAGGATTAAATAACACAATAAGCATAACCGCCATTAATACCACAAATAGGAACTCGGAAAATTCTTTGTAATAAACAACATTCTCATACATTTTACTATCTTCTTTTTTTTCATGTTTCAAAATCATGGCAAAAATGGTGCATCCAATAAAAACAACCTTGACAATGATATTTGTTATAATCAAAAAGGAGAGAAACTTCATATAATATACTTGTAAAAAAACTATATTATATTATATTCATTCGGCATTCTGTCTCCAGAATATGCTCGTTGTTTTGCGATTCCAAATCCTAGACTATTTCTATAACAATAGGAAAATGATCAGAATTATATGTACCACAATATTCCTTGTACCCGTGATAAATATAACTATCTACCACTCTTTCTCTCAACGCTTCACTAACCAAGATATGATCAATCATAGAAAACTCCGCAGGTACAACTGCAACACAGTCCGAGTTTTCATCATACCAATCACTATATCTTTCCTCTTGAGGAATTGTCTCTGCCACACTATACAGCTGATATTCAGTACCCTTGTTCCCCCAATTTCCTTTCAAGATATCCAAGACTTTTGATGTGGGTATGTCTTTTTTTGCATCCAAAACAACACCGTCAAAATCATTCAAATCTCCCAAGAAAATGATTTCATATCCGCGCTCAATATATCCAGATATCACGCTCTGCAAGACCATCGCTTGTGCTTCTCTCTCTGCACAACGCACAGAATCCGTCGGAAATGCCAGCAAATGTGCCGCAATAAATGCAATCATCGTTTCACCCGCATCCAGAGTAAATTCAGTAATATAGTGTTTGCTAACTCCAGACGTTCCAGCAGCCCCCGAATATCCACACAATGACCCCTCAATCGGATAATTCGCTCTCTCTTCAGTGCGATAGAGAGAAATCAACGGATCAATCTTGGTCAACATCCCGACATTTTGTCCAGTGCTAGAATCTGTTCCTTTTTTCAAGTAAGGAATATAGGTCGCAGATCCAACAAGCATATCCGTCAACATAACAAGTTCATCACATCCTTCTACTTCACAAATATTGAGAATATCTGGATCAAGCTCCGCAATCAAAGACGCCACAGTTTTCATGTGCATTTCCGCAGAGGTTTGATTTGCCCATGAGCAGCCGTCCCCAGGGCAGTCTGAAGCGGCATAATAGTCAATAAATAGCCATTCGGCATTATATTGTACGATTCGCAAAACATCTTTATTTGTGCGCCGATCTCCACTACCACCACCAGCAACAACAACCGGACATTCGGTATCTCCCAATACAAAAGGACTCAAAGAAAGAACAAGTAGAGAGAAAATCCCGCATACCTTGATAAAGATATTCATTTATAATATAATATAGTTTTAAAAAAGTATAAAAAAACATCGGTATATTTATATTCTAAGGCCTACTGGCGTAATTGGATAGCGCACCCGACTTCTAATCGGGAGGTTCTGGGTTCAAGTCCCAGGTAGGCTTTTTACAAGAAAATAAAACAAACAAAAAACAAACAAAACCAACAAAAAATAAAAAATATTTTATTTATAAAATACTTTTACAAAATCAAAATTCTAGCTATTTATCTACAAAACTAGTGAGGAGCCGGAGTTGCGAAGCAACGGAGAGTGACGAACAAACTACATAGCACGCTCCATAAGCACTTGAGCATATGTGCGCGAATCACGATAATCCACAGCAATTGTTCCATCCATAATACCGTCAATTGAATCCGTGAATTTATCTTGAAACATCTCTGTATAACGCTCTTTATTTTTAATATTACCTACACGTACCACCAACATCATAAACAACACATCTGTCATGGTGTAACCTAATTGTACCAGTTTTCGCTCTAGTTGTTCAAGAGTGACTCCTGCTTCCTCGCTGCCCTCTTCGCCATTCTCGTTTTCACCATCGCTTTCATCATCATCATCATCATCATCATCAGATGACCAATCTCCATCATTAGATTCGTTATCAGATTCCTCAGGTCGCTCTACCAAGTCAGCACGACACATAGGACATTCTGTACGATGATCCAAATTCTTGAAGATGCACTTGGAATGAAACATATGTCCGCATTCAGTAACTGCAATATTAGTCAAATCAATGATGTCCATGCAGATGGAGCATTCGCCGAATGTTTGAACTGGGCAGCACGACATTATTTCTATTGTTGGAAACAACAACAGCAATAACAGCAGCAACCGCAACAACAAGAGCAATAATAACAACAATAATAATAATAATAATAAATTTGAAACCCTTGAATAAACTATAATGCGTAGTAAGAATTATTGAAAAAGCATTTCAATTTTTTATTCGCCTTTCATAAAGGCTCTAACATGGACCACAATCCTTGAAAAATTGAAGAGCATTTTATTTTGGTTTCCAGATAAAAAGTTTTCTTAATTAGAATCATCAGGTCGCATGCACACACACACATACACACAGACATACCATATCAAAAAACTGTTCGCAACTCCGACTTCTCATACCCCTATCTCATACCCCTATCTCATACGCCTATCTCATACGCCTATCTCATACCCCTATCTCATACGCCTATCTCATACGCCTATCTCATACCCCTATCTCATCCCCTATCTCATACCCCCCTATCGGTTTTGGCTCCACCTTTCCCAAAGGTGGATAAGGGTGGATAATGGATCTCAAATTCAAAAATCTACCAGAAGTCTTGGTGAATATCATTCTAGACTATATGGCGAGTATGGATAAAACCATTCTATGGCGTCAAACAATGTACAATAACAAAGAGGTAATCAAGATAAATAAATACAGCACAAAATATAAACAAATCACCGACAAACTACAAAGTCATATAAACACAAAAATGCATAAGATCACAGAGGAGGAGATTTGTCTGATTGGACAGACGATTATCCCCACTATAAAATATGATATGCATTCCGATAATGAAGATACCGATACCAATACCGATACCATAATAATGAGTTATCTTGAATTCCCAACACTTCCAAACACCTATGCCCATTTTACAAAAGTATTTGATAGTTTTACAGCAAACCACGAATTTCACAAGGGAACATTATACATCAATGGACTCGCTTATCCGATTAAAAATATGTATGAGATAGGCGTTTTTGAATTAAATCCAGATATATACACCTTCCCAACACGCATTGAATATTAGATTAGTTTTTGTGAGGAGCCGGAGATGCGAAGCGACGAACATATTGTCTATAAAATATAAATATTAGTATATATATTTATATTTTTTTAGCTGCGCTCTGAACAGGACTCGAACCTGCGACCTAAGGATTAACAGTCCTTCGCTCTACCAATCTGAGCTATCAGAGCAAAATCTCACCCAATGTGGGGCTTGAACCCACGACCACCAGCTTAAAAGGCTGGCGCTCTACCAATCTGAGCTAACCGGGTTTATTGAGGGCAGCGAAAAATACAAGGTCTTACTGGGATTCGAACCCAGGCGGCTTGATTCAAAGTCAAGAATCCTGACCACTAGATTATAAGACCACCATTATTATACTCATCTCTTTGCGAGTTCGGTTCCGGTTCAGGTTCCCCCTTACTAAAGCCTTTATTTGTATTGTTTTATTTGTGTTTCCGGATATTCTCCAAAAAACAAATTATTTTTTTTGGATGCTGTTAATGGAATAATCTAATAAATGCGAATTCCATTCTCTGTTGAATCATCCGGCATCCCGCCTCCTGATTCTGTTCGTCACTCTCCGTTGCTCCGCAACTCCGGTTCCTCACTAAATCCTTTCATCCCTGAAAGGGAATTTTTGGGTGGCCAAGTAACCATATTTGGTTACTTCAGGCACGAAAGAAGAGTTAAAAAATTTGCCTTATGCGACACAAATAAGTATCAAAACACGCGCAAAACATATTGCATCATCCTTGCTTTATTTTAATGAGAATTATTAACAGCATTTTCAATAAAAATATGAAATCTGTTAATAACATAGCTGTGAGGATGAATATGGAGGGAAAAAATAAGAACATATATATTTTTGCATTCTGTGGGGTTCGAACCCACGCGCCTTACGACACCAGGTCTTAAGTCTGGCTCCTTAAACCACTCGGACAAGAATGCGTATTATATTCTCCCTCCCCATTGTAAATAATAAGAATCTGTTTAAATCACTTTAATAAATACATATTACTGTTTACGCTGAAACTTCTTCACACACTCCCAAATCTTTGCAGCCTCATCAATTGTAAATACGCCGCGTTTTTGTGCCAATCCCAAAAAACTAACCAAAACGTTCAATGCAGTAATCTCGTCGGTGATATCAACATCAACTAAACGAGGTGGCGTGGGAGTAGTAGTAGTAGTAGTAGTAGTAGAATCATCCGGTTGTTCAGAATCCATTATGAAATATTATATAATAGTTATTTTAAGTATTTATTTTGTTAATTTATTAATCATTTCCTGCTTGGAAAGGGAATCCTGAGTGGCTAAATAACCATATTTGGTTACTTCAGGCATGAAAGGGTTAACCATTTCAGGCACGAAAGAGTTAAAGTTTCTAACTTGAATACATAAAAGCCCAAAAAAAAGATATAAAGGTACATTACTATAATATAGTAAGCAAACATACACCATAAATCATGAAGAATACCTTGGATCAGATTACGAAAAAGTACAATTGGATTTTGACCAAGGAAGAGCCAAACCAGTTAGTCTATACTAGACCAACAGATGAAACATCATTTATAAGAATTATTTTCAATAGTGAATCATCCATATCTGTATCTATGCCACTGAAAAGCAAAACATACCAATATAGATCATTATTTAATTCTGAAGATCTTGCTTCCAGATATATTGAACAACGTATTGATGATCTAGGTACCCTTCAATAAAAAATTGATATAAAATATATTTTATTATTAAAATTATCACCCTAATTCCAGTCAAGTCAGGTCAAGTCAGGTCAAGTCAAATCAAATCAAATAAAGTAAAAATGCAATCTATCCAATTATCAATGCATACAGCGCCCTATCCGAAAGGATTGGAGCCACCGCTTAATGATGAAAAATATCTAAAATTTAGTTTGAAAATGGATGCATTTCCAGTAAATATATCCTTCTCCAAAAAACACATATATGCTCACAGCGATGTATCGGGATCCATGAGCGATATGTGCAAAGACAGACGGACAAAAATACAACACATCATTCATATTTGGACAAATATTATTCACTACATTGCAGATCATCCAGAGCTGAATATATCTTTACAGCTTCGCGGATTTGACAATAATATACATAACATATTTGATCTGACAAAAGTAACGAAAGACAATGCAGACAATTTAATTGAGGCAATAAAACAGATGCGCCCCCAAGGCAGCACGGATATTCAGTTGGCTCTGAATGATTTATCCGAAAATATTAAAGATTGTACAGAACAAAAATATGCATTACTTATGACGGATGGAGACATCACCTCTGGTGAAACGGACCCATATATACTTGCAGACATTCTTCCTCCCGAAACCCATTTTGCCGCAATCGCATTTGGAACGAAGAATAATGCTTCATTGATGCAAACTCTAGGGCAAAGTGGTATGAATACATCCAATTGGTTAGTCAGTGATTTGGAGCATTCTGCAGAAGTATATGGTGAAATTTTCGCCAAGTGGTTATATCAACTCTTGGATAATGTCGTAATTACAGTAAAAAACGGATTTATTTACGATTGGAAAACAAACGAATGGACGAATGTCCTCTCTTTGGGATCATTGAGCGCAGAAGAAAATAGGTCAATGCATATTAAGAGTACAACGCCGTACGAAGTAATTATTACTTTAGGAGGGAAAAGTGCAGTCACAGGAATTCCATATACCGAGGAGATAGATTTGATGCCGGAGTTGATTGATGATCTTACTTGGGTAATTAACACTACGGATCTTACCAAGGATATATTCCGTCTTCGCACTCAAGATCTGTTATATCAGGCTAAACAGATTAAACCAAATTCAAAGAGGCGCACAAGGACAAATACAAATAGGATGGGATTCGGGCGAAGTCAGAATGTTTTGAGTTTATACAAAGAGGATCCTGATTCCGAAAATAACGAAGAACCGGAATTACAAAATAATGGAGAACTTCTGACAAGAGTGGCTCTAGATCATGATCATGATGATGATGATGATGATGATGATATGAAAGAGATTAAGAGAAAAATTAACAATCACAAAGAAGTCATGGAACAATACCTTAAAGACAACACCGACACAAACATGAAAGATGATGCCTTCATTTTGAATCTTATTGCAGATATGGAAATGACATACCGAAAATTAGGCACTATAAATCAGTTGATGTATATTGCAGCCCGATGCAGCTCTCAAGGTAGGCAACAAACACAATGTGTTATAGATACGGATGAATTTATTGACGCACATTCTGACAGACCGGATTTAATGCGTGCACAAACGAATTCTGCGTATGCGAGCCCAATTGTTATGGACACAATCCGAAATTTTAGCGCGCCGCATCAATTTAGTGACGAAGAGCGATGAATGAAACGGAAACGGGACTTTTCTATAATATATTATTGTTTTTTATTGTAACAATATATTATATGTCCAATAGAAAAACAATGCGTCTAACTGGCAACGATAAAGATTCCTACGAGGATGATACATATATCAATCCCAAGCCATTTGAGGGAGATACTGAAATACAATATAAAGCGGCTATAAACAAGGAGGAGTTGGCGAGTGAAATGCCTTTAAATTCAAAAAAGGGAGGCAGAAAGAGATCAAGAAAATCAAGAAAATCAAGAAAATCAAGAAAATCAAGAAAATCAAGAAAATCAAGAAAACAAAAAAAGTAATTCTTTTGTAAAAAAAACTATTTTTATTTTACAAAACAAAACAAAATCAAGTATACTATAACTATACCAATTTATTCATCAGATCCGCCAGCTGCAAGTAGTTGTAGGTACTTTTGTTGGAAACAACAGTTCGCGCCACACAAAACTCCTGCATAGCATCAACAGATACATTACCAAGTGTCATCCATAATTGAGACGACATACTGAAAACTATTTTCATTTTTGCTCCACACTCCAAACTATCTGTCTCCCAACCAGTTTGCTCTCCTTTATTTTTTCCTTGTTTTCCAATCATAGGCTTCCAATTATATGTCTGAGGCATAACAGTTGGATGATCTGATGGAATGAGATACCAAGAATAGTCTATTTCTCCTATGCTATCTTTCTCACGACGAACAATGACAGAATAATATTGAAAATTCTTACGTTTATTTATTTCAGAAATAATATTCGCAATATCGCCTGTCTTGGCTGCATCGCAAACCTTGGTAAGCCGATAAGAACTTATACTGAATCCGAGACCGTTATCAGAGACCGTATCATCAAATTTGGCTGATTTATTGGATATATTTCCAAGAGCACAGCTGATATCACTCCCTGAAGCGTGACCACCGTGCGCTTGATCGGTGACTTCACATCCACTCGCTTGAAAGATCATAGAATTGATCGTCTCCCAATTACTTTCTTTGATTGGATCAGAATTAATCAAATGAAATCCGCGCACACATTTTTCAAAATTTTCAGAAAATCCAATGCGGAAATCTGAGATTGAAACATTTTTTTTATTTTTATCTTCTGATGCCATTGTTATGAGGACTCGGAGCTGCTTAGCAACGGAAAACGACGGATAGAACGGGAAGAATCTGGACAAAGAATGCCGAATGTTTTTGAGTATTTTATGCTTTATGCTTTCTTAAAGAAGAATAAAATTATTTCAATTTTATAGATAGAATAGATAGATAGAATAGATAGATAGAATAGATAGAAACAATAATTATTCTCTCAATTCATCCAATAAGGAAAACCATCAGGCATTTTTTGAATTGGAGACGGCTCCAATCCCCACAATTGTTCCCATACAGGCGATACATGTTTGCCTCCATCCAAAGAAAACGGGCAGTTGTAGTCAGGCGGAAATTTCATAGCTGAACAAGGATTGCATGCACCGCGTATAAATGTAAACCCATTAACCAATGCCGGCAATTCATTATAGTCCGCATCCGAAATCTGTTTCTTGTGTACACCAGTAATTCCATCATTTCCTAAATTATGTATTCTTTTCAGTTTGCCTTCACTATTGCAGCGAAGTATATCTTGATCAGCATCAACTAACCCACTATCTACACCGTATGTTCCACGACCACTATACAGATCACTAACGCGACTCGGATTCTCCACATAGGCGCCATGCATCAAAAATTTCCCCTCATTTTCATTCCACGCAATCATATTCAAAATAGCTGTCTGATTATACATAGTTCTATCTTGATTCATTGATTTCAATGAGCCCTTTTTAGATATAACCATTCTTGAGATTGCATCCGTATATATTTCTTTCACTCTCTCACTCCAAGGCCACATACCAGTATTCAACAACGTTTCAGCCTCTTTCTGTGTTGCCTGTTTTTGAATGATATTAATGTCAAAGACGAATCGTGGATTATGAACATGTTGGTATTGCAAGAAATCGGTGATAATCTTCGGGTCCCATGCATTACCACTACCATTACCACTACCACTACCACTTCCGCCAATATCATAATATTCCACCGCTCCATTACCATCCCCAAATGCGATTTGTTGTTCTTTATTCCTCACAATATGTCTACCTTCAAGGCGTGTTCCAACACCAGAAAATCCCAAGTTATTATCCACATTTGGATCCATCATAGAAACTCTTTCAAATGCCATTCCCTCCTTGAATGTTTTTGAAAGTAAAAACAAAAGACCGAGAGAAAACCCGACAAATACCCCTAAATTTATATTGAAATAAAAAGCCAAACCGATAAATAGAACCATCAAGAATGGTCCGGCTGGAGAATCAAATACAAATTTATATGCTTTATTGTACTTGTAAAATACAATAAATAATAAAACATAAGCTGCAATAATAATAAATAGAAATCTATTCTTCAACTGTTTATTATAGGACATATATATGCTACTATAATAAACCTATACTTTATTTTACCTAGCGGTGAGCTTTTTGCATGACCCTTATGTAATTCGTAAACTTGAATAAAAATGCAAAAATAACAGCAACGCATACTGCCATAAATATATCTTTAAATCCGATAACAATAACCGTAAATAATAATATCAAATTTCCAATAAATGTCATGAAAAGTGACGCGAAAATTTCAGGGACAACATAAAACATACCCCATAAAATAACAAGTATTGTTAATATCCCGACCATAGAATTCATTCTTTTTTGTACAGTTCTATCCCTCATAATACAATATAATATTATACAATATAATATTATATATTTTTGTCTATCTATCTATCTTCCAGTGGAACCAAACCCTCCATCTCCTCTCTCAGTTAAACCAAGTTCGGAAACACTATTTACCAAATTAACATAAATAGGTGCCAAACTGGGCGCACAAATCTGCGCTAGCCGATCATAACGCACAACATTATATCCGGCGCTGTCATTGCAATCAAACATACCAATCAGATTACCACGATATCCAGAATCAATAATTCCTACAGAGTTTGCCAAGCGCAATGGCGTCTTGGATAGACTAGATCTCGGATACATATAAAAACCAGTATTATAAAACTTCTCGGTGGCAACCTCCATTTTTGCTGCACACTTTATACGAAAATCAATCTTGTTCACGCTACCTCCGACACATGCAATCTCATCAGGAGCATACAAGTCAAACCCAGCATCCATATATTCGCCTATCAAAAGTTTTCCATTATGCGCAAGTACAGCATCTTCATACTTCTTCTTCAAAGCTGCATCCTCAGAATCAATAAAAATATCCAAAGTCATATAAGATGCATACTTGATCGGTCTCATTGTATAATAAATACCATACTGATGAAGGCTTTATGTTATTTATTATTTATTACAAATCTTTTTACCATTTTCGCGCCTTTCTTGTGTGTCCTTGTACTTGGCCAAACCCTCCACGCTGCTTCTTGGATTTACCATTACCATTACCAGATCCGCGCTTATTAGGAGTTTGTTTTACCGGAACAGATTTTACCTCTTCCGAATCCGATCCAGAATCCGATCCAGAGTCCGATCCAGAGTCCGATCCAGAATCCGATCCAGAGTCCGAGTCCTCCTCTGAATTATTTTTCTTGTTTTTTTTCTCCTCTTCTCCTCCACCAAATCCAGTCCATCCCCACAGATCGCTCTTTTCACTCTCCTTACCTTTTACAAGTTTCTCCGCTTTTCCCCCTTTTCCCCCTTTTCCTCCTTTTCCGCCCTTTTCTGCTTTCTCTTCTTTTCCATCCCGAGTAAATGCAAGAAATCCAAGACCTCCGGCGAGTACAAGACCAGTAAAAAACGCAACTGGTGGTATATTCATTCCTTAATACTGCAAAATAAAATATAATCAAGTTTTATCCACATAAAAAAGTGCAATATAACTATATTATATATATTATGCAGAATATTGAGATAGATTTTGTGGATTACGAGGGATCTAAGGATTTTCAGGTTCTTGCAGAGTTTACTGACCAGAAGACGTGTGACATTCACGTCAAGCGTCTTGACACACTTAATCCGAATGAAGGTTGGTCAGAGAATCTCCATGTATTTTTGAATGATGATTGCGGCAATACCGTAAAAATATGCATCGGTCCACAAGAAGAATCTAATTTGAAAATTGTCACAATTCAGTTGCCTGATGCATTCTCCGCATCTATATCCAACAACACCAACAACCCCATAAATGAGCGCTGGTATCCAAGCTATAACCCACTTCAAAATCATTATATTCGCTACATTTCTCTCCACGAGTTCAATGATCTTTTTCAAACAGACATAAAAACCCTCCCCTCTAGTATTTTCGCAATTGGTATCAAAGATGGAGCAGCCTATAAGCACCATGATGGATATGGAGATTATCCATGGACATATGAAATTGACCTAACTCTCAATCATATTATTTCCGTAGCTTACAACAAGACTCCAAATAGATGTCCCGATAATTTCTATTGTCTTCTTTGCGCTCATGATGGCTACATGGAGGGTTACTATCCTTCCCAACGAAACATCCCCAAAATTCCCGAACCCGATGAATACAGGAACAAAGTAATTGTGCACGTAAATGAAGATGAACCGAATGTTTATCCTCTCTTGCACAAAAACAAATATATTTTGGCACAATCTATTCATCCTGATACTGCATACACGATTGCCGTACCCGACCGATATTATTTTTGCTTGAATCGTTACAACTTGTATCATTCCATCCACCGCGGTCTGCCTTTCAAACAGAAAATTCCACAAATCGTATTTGCCTGCAATCCGCGAGGAAACAAATACAATTTTACAAAGCGCCGCGATATTGATGTTCCTCAGCGTGTCTATTTCCAAAGCGATCAAGTTCCCAAAGACAATATACATGCGCCATCTAGTATTGATCGCCATGATATGATAAAGTACAAATATGTCTTGGATATTGACGGCAATGCGAGCACATGGGATGCCACTGCATGGAAGTTGAACTCTGGCTCAGTGATTTTCAAGACGGATAGTAATTGGGCGCAGTGGTTCTATGCAGATTACCATCCTTGGATTCATTATATTCCGGTAGCCGATGATTTCGCCGATATTCAAGAGAGATTTCACTGGTGTGAGCAAAATCCTGAAAAGTGCGAGGAGATGATCAAGAATTGCAAAGAACTATTTCAACAGATTTATAGGCACCACAATGTTATCAAATACACGGAGAATCTATTGGACATTATAAGTCAATCAACTACCTAAGAAAATCAATCAATCGGCACACCCACACCCCCATCAACTCCAATCACCGGAGCATATTGTCCCCCGCTCACACAAGGCGACCCGTTGCCATTAACTGCAGGAGGATAAGGACGCAACTCTGGCGGAGGATTCGCGCATCTGCGCTGAATTTGCAGTGTATATGCGCTTGAATCTTGAGGTATCTTAGTAAATTTCGTGTATGGTCCATTGCTAGCCATATCATTATATTTGAACCGGGCAGTGGATGTTTGGCACAAAGTAGGGCTGCACTTCTTAATATTATCAACATATTTTTCACTTGCATTCACATCAGTAACACAAACATTTGCAGCAGACAATGACTGTAGGTAAACCCCTTGAGAACTACTATCTACTTGATTTCCAGTATATATTGGTTTGACCCAGTAATTTGGATACTGACCATTGTTCAAGTATCTATATTTTTTCTCTAACATGCCATAGGTGGTCAAAACAGTAGGTTTAATATACTTGTATTGATCCGCTAGGACGATGACTTCATTCACGTTATAAACTGGAAGAGGTGTCGCATATCTACCACAACATCCACCGGAACCCATCGGATTCACACCGCGAAAAGGTGTTCCCTGTTTGGACATTCTCATAGATTTTCCAATGTATCCAACATTACGTGTTCCTCCATTGAGAGAAAATCCCACAGGCCCATAACTTTGAATAGCTAATTGCAAACCGCGAGTGCTTTTTCCAAAAGGGCCTTGAGGTAACCAATAGCCGCCGGGCGGTTTTCCACTAACATTGGCACCAAACCGAATAACAGATTTTTTTT